CGGATACACCTCCTCTTTGGCTCCGATACTCGATCCTCTCTTCGCTATGACCATCCGCATATTCGCCACTTTCATGTTGTCATTGCGAAGGTTATGAATTCCGTCGATCTCCTCGGCAAGGCTCTCCGTCATCTGCCCCGAGCCACGGCCCGTAATCGCAAAACTCCTATGCATATGTCTCATTACTACGATGTCTCGGAGTCCGAACTCGTTCAACTGCTGCTTAAGACAAGTCTCGGAGTCCACATGGATGTGAAGGAAGAGGTCTTCAGGTATTCCGTCGTGATCATAGTCGTACTTGTAGTAGAATTCCACAACGTCGTACACTCCGGTGGTCTCGGAGAACTCCAGGTCTTCATTCTTCTGGTTCTCCTCTTCCCCTTCGTTTACATTTTCCCTCTTGTAGCCCCTCACCACGTCTACGTTGTCGTATACTCCCCTTGTTTCCCGTTCAAGGAGTTCCGCCTCCGTGAGCGTAAAATCCATGGCAATCCACGGGAGACGTTCTATCCTACTCGACCCCTGAGGATACGTCACTTTTTCCGCCGGAAAAGGAATAATCTCCGGCCCGTCGTGAAGAACCTTGTCACCGGAGGACTCGACATACCCTCCAGTCTCTTCCTTCAGATTCCAGTACTCCCTCGTCCACGGCACCTTCACGAAACAGGTCCCTATGTGACAAGTCTCCAGGTGAATGTCCCTCTTTACGGCCTCCAGATTCAGGTCATACGGGCTCTTCGCTAAGATGTCGAGATACTTCGTCACAGTCTTGAAGTCCCTTACATCTTCCTGGTTGCTCGTCTGCAAGGCTCGTGCTGTCCAAAACGGATCTCGCGCATCGAACATCCCTTTGATCTTTGCATACAGGCCCTGAGTTATGATCGGTGCTATGGGAACGGCCACATGTGAGGCGTTCTTGAAAGGCGTATTCTTCACCTGGTCACTGTGGATGGCCTCCAGCTTGGCCCTCCACTTCCTGATCCTCTTATTTCTCTTGTCCATAGCCGCCTTTGCCTTCGTATACTCCGTGCAAAGGTACGAGACGACTTCCTTTAGTTCCTCCTCATCCGTAATAAGAGCGTTGTTCTCAGAGACAACTTCAGGGAGTTCCTCCTCATTTATGATCTCCACGTCTCTTTCATCTACGATTCGTTTACTCACTTCTTCCTACCTCCTCTCAGGTCCTCAGTAACCGATGACATTTTCCGCCTCCATTTCCTTCTCCTCTTCCTCAAGTTCCATCTCGACGACCTCGCCTCTCGACAACGGCCTTATCGTTGACGTAATTCCTTTCTCGCTCTCATCGAGAACGTCAATCCTTACGTCCGACATCGGAAACACCTTACACTCCTCAATGAATTCCGTTCCTGCTCCCTCGCACACGTACAACGCTCCTCGGGCCAACAGGACTCCCAAGGCGCTTCGTATACGAGCCTTCTTATCCGTGAAAGACGCTTTTGGAGTTGCGTTGATATAGATGCCTCGTTTCGTCTGCTCTATATCAAGAAGCCTCTTTATGACCTTCTGAAAGGCATTTGACTCCACTATGGTTGCCCGTATGTACCCTTTATACAGAGAATGCCCAAGGAATATGTACTCGATGATCTCATCGATGGGGAAATACCCCACCCTACTCCATATTCTGTAATACGTATCGTCATGAAATCTGGCCCACACCCCAAGGGACGACCTCGAAGTCTTCGCCGTGATCCCCTTCTCCGTCGCCGCCGGGTCGAGACTCATTACGACATCACAATCTGATAGGTGGATCAAAGTCGTCTTCTCGTCGAAGTTGGAATTTCCTACCCGATATATAAGGAAGTCCTGCTCGTCCACGGAATACTCGATCCTCGCCAACTTGATCTCGTACTGGTTAAATTCCGCGAGTCCCGACTTCGTGGGCTTATTCATGTACTGAGTAATCCAGGTCCACCTCTTTTCCGGATCAGAGGCCATCTTCTCCAGGTCTTCAAGAGGAAACTTCTCTGGATATATACTCTTCCCCTCTTCCATAGCCTGCCGATAGTAGATCGACCACCTACCTCCCTTTACAGGAACTATCTCCTCGTCAGGGAACCCAAAGACTTCCTTGCAATCGTTGATAAGATCCTGTCCTGGGTCATCTACGGCAAACCTCGTATTGACGAACATTATCTGGCTCGTCTTCCATGAGTCGAGTAGGGCGTACATATTCGTGTCGAGCCACTTCTTGGCCTGCTCCACGCCGGCTGCACTCTGATAATTCGAGTCGAGGGCTTCAAGACCTATAGGGTCATCGATGTTTTCCAAGTCGAAGTGGCCTCCTTCTGCGGCTCCTGTTATACCTCGTGTTGCCACTGACGGTTCCGTAAACCTCCGACTCCGGTTCGGCATCACGATCTCGTCCATGTTCCACCTTTCGGCTCCGCGTTGGGGTACGCATTCCGGGTACAACTCCCCGTACATCTGTCCGGCCTCGATGGTGTTCTTCGTCATTCGCATGAACTCTACGGCCTTCTCCTTGACGGCATTTACGACTACGATCCTAAGGTCGGGATTACGGGTAAGGAGCCACGTATTGGCCCCATGAGTAAAGATCGTACTCTTCGACATACCTCTTGGAATAAAGGCTGCTGCTCTGGCTCCGGGGCAAGTAGCCGCCTTCGACTGCCTGAAGTTGCACATACTTAGGTGCAAGGAGTCATTCATTAAGTTGTAGGGTCCGTCGTGACCAGCGATGTACTTCAAGAAGAACCACAAGTTCACGAGGCCAAGCTGTCGGAAGTACTCCTTCACTTCCTTCGAGGAGAGAGCTGGATGCGGAGAACTGGCCTCCTTGATAAGGTCTTCGATGACTCTCTTTCCATTCGACTTTTCCGAGAATAAGGGAGCGAGAGGATGAGGGAGTATGAAGAACTCTTTCTGAAGGTCCTCGGTGGTCACTTCTTCTCCTTTTTCTTTTCAGCCGTGAACTGCTCCCCAGGTAGGGGCAGGTTACTTATCGGGAGGACTAACTTGGGATCAGAAGGAGTAGTAGGAGTCTTCTTAGTAGGGGTAGTGGGAGTGGTCATTGTTTGTCCTTCGAGAGGGATTCGAGGAGTTCCGACGGGATCTCCGACAAGGGACTCTCCCGGTCTTCCTTCTTCTTCTTGTTAGTAGGGGTAGTAGGAGAACTCACTGCTCGCTTCGCTCGTGAGGCGGGCCTTACGGAAGGGGTCATTGTTACAACAGGGTCAGAAGGGGGAGAAGAAGGACTGGTAGTAGAGGTAGTAGTCGTAGTAGGAGGAGGAGAAGGACTTGTCTCGGAAGCGAGGGAGACTGAGACCGAGGAACGGCCATCTTTGGCCTCGACTTCCATGAGTGTCCTTCTGGCCGAAGACTCATCGAGGGGGACGCCCATTACTTTAGCTGCTCCAAGAAGAGCGCCAAGGACGACGGATGGGGAGAAGGAGGAGTCGTCGGAGAAGATGGACTGAGGCTTACTGAGGCCGTCCCTATCGAGGATGGAGTTGGCAGCGGCGATGGCGATCTTTAGGTCACCTGAGTCCATGCCTTTGGAAAGGGTCCGTACTGCCTTGTCCGTAAGGAGAGCTATTTTCTGCCTGGAGGAGGAGCGGAGACTTAAGAGGAATGAGTCGTCGAGAGAGACGAGATCGTTATGAAGGAGCATATCAGGATCGACGGTTTCCTGGGAGATAAGGGCCTGGGAGGGAAAGGGCGATCTTTGATCGGAGGGGGAAGGAGAAGGAGATAGGAGAGAAGAAGAAGGTTTCCTCGCCATAAGAAGAAGAGTAGCAGAGAAGAAACAGATTGTCAACTTCTTTTGTTAGGAGGGACTAATGACACTTTTTCTAAAAAGTAAAATTTATACGCGATACCCCGTGGGGGTTATCTCGGTTCGCCTCACCCCCTGTCCGAAACCGGGTATGGCCTCCCGATCACTGGCCTTTGGTCTCCCTAACTAACCTTACTACTCCTACGGATATTAGTCCCACTAAGTAACTTAGCTGTCACTTACTTTACCAGTACTCCGACTACTACTCCTAAAAATCGTACGAAAGTTGAAGAAATCATTTGACACCTTTTTTAATTCGTGTTATACTTACCTTATCTTAGAGACCATAGTGCACGGTCAGTAGTGCACAAGGTGAGTATGGGAAGCTTAGAAATGATCCTGGATATTCAGTCCTCCCTTATCGTTGACTTGGAAAGGGAAATCGTGAAGGCCTTGAAATTCGGTGACGTGGCAACGGCGAGGCGGAAACGCAAGACCATGTTGCAGTTGGAAGAAGAAAAAGTTGCCTTGACAAAAATATGGTTTAGGAGGGCAGGAAGATGAACCAAT